CTAGCGAAAATGCCAACACGTGGGGAGTCAAGACCAACAACAACCTCAACCTCATCGAGCAGGCCATTGCGGGCTACGTCAAGATCACCCTGACGAGCGCCTCCGCTACCTACACCCTCGACATCACCGATGGCGTAGCCTCTGATGGGCGCAACGCCTTCATTGAGTTCGTAGGTACAGTGGCCTCCGCCATCTCGGTGGTGGTGCCCGACGTGGAGAAGGGCTACTGGGTCAAGAACTCGGCCACGGGCAGCAACCTTACCTTCCGCACCTCTGCGGGTACCGGCTTTACCCTGCCCACCAACCAGTGGGTCTTCGTCGTAACGGATGGAGCCTCGGCGGTCAACACGACGCCCACCTCCCTCACCGGCTACGCCAAGCTGGCCAGCGACCAGACCTTCACGGGCCTCAACACCTTCACCTCCGCCACCAACTTCCAGGGCGCGGCATCCATAGCGGGTGCTCTCTCGGTTACGGGCGCGGCAACCTTCACTTCCGCTGTCACCTTTGCCGGTTTGGTCACCCTGACCTCGGCGGTGGTGGTGGCTGCCCCCCTCTCGGTCACGGGTGCCGCTGTCTTCACTAGCACCGTCGATGTCTCAAAGGCCCTTACGGTTGCGGCTACTGTGGCATCCACCCTGGGGGGCATCAAGTTCCCCGACAACACGCTGCAGACCACTGCAGCCACGGCGGGTGCGAGCATCCCCGCAGGCTCGGTGATGGACTACGCCGGAGCCACGGCTCCCAGCGGCTGGCTGCTTTGCGCCGGGCAGGCCGTCTCTCGCAGCACCTACGCCGACCTGTTCACCGCCATCAGCACGACCTACGGGGCTGGCGACGGAAGCACGACCTTCAACCTGCCAGACCTTCGTGGCCGCGTCGCCGTCGGCAAGGACGACATGAACGGGACCGCCGCCAACCGGATAACCTCCGGCGGCAGCGGCATCACCGGCACGACCCTTGGTGCCGCTGGCGGCACGCAGACGCACACGCTGACCACGGCCCAGATGCCCGCGCACTCGCACGGAGGAGTTCTTACACCGAGTGGCGGCTCTCAAACTTTGTTTCCCTGCGGCTCAAGCACTTCTGGCGACACCGGATCGACCGGAGGCGGCGGCGCGCACCAGAACACGCAGCCTTCGATGATCCTCAACAAGATCATCAAGACCTAACGGAGGAGCAGTAGCCCCATGCGAGTCACCGTCATCTTCCCCGACGCCACCGTCTATGTCGACGGCGAGGCGCGTCAGGTCGCGCTCCCGGCGCATGATCCGAACTGGCACGCGCTGCAATGGAGCGGCGAGTTTGGTGACGTAGAGGTGCGCGTCGGCGCTGCCTACATGATCACCGACCCAGCCATCGTCGAGCCGTTCGTTGCCGCGTGGCGCGCGACGGTTCCCGCCCCGGCGTCTCCCTCGGGGCAGCCGGCGACCGGCGTCGAGGAGATGTGAAGTGGAGCAGCACTCCTTCTCCGCGATGGGGCAGACCTATGTTAGGTACGTCTTCAGTCGGGGGGAAGGCCTACCCAAGCACCAGCATGATGTGGATCACCTCACCATAGTTGCTGCCGGCAAGATCAAGGCATCCACGGACGCCCGTCAAATCGAAAGGGGTCCTACGGATTCTCCCATCCTGTTCAGGGCCAATCGCGCGCACGAGATTGAGGCACTGGAAGACGACACCGTCATACTCAATGTGTTCGAGACCACCCATGGATGACACCACCAAGAACCTCATCGATACGGCCTCGGTAGCCACCGTGGTGGGTACCTTCGCGGGACTCTTCCCCGCCATCGCCGCCCTCTTCACCATAGTGTGGACCGCGTTGCGCATCTACGAGAGCAAGACGGTGCAGGGCTATCTGGAGAAGAAGCGTGGCGGAAGCACCCCGTAGTCCTCGCCTCATCACGGCACCTGCCAAGCCCGGCGTCAACCGGGAGCTTACCCGCTACGCGGGCGAGGGCGGCTGGTACGACGGCGACAAGGTAAGGTTCCGCTACGGCCAGCCCGAAAAAATTGGTGGGTGGCAGAACATCAACGGCGTGGGGGACACCGTCACGGTACCCGGCGTGGGCCGCTCCCTCTTCACGTGGGTCAACCTGGCGGGCACCACCTACCTCGCGGTGGGCACCAACTCCCACCTCATGGTGTGGGACGGCGGCAAGTACTTCGATATCACCCCCGTCGACACTTCGGTTTCCGCCTCCAACATCATCAGCACCTCGGCGGGCTCCACCACCATCACGGTTTCAGTGTCGGCCCACGGCCACTCCACCGGCGACTACTTCTACTTCACCTCGGTGGTCGCGACGGTGGGCGGCAACATCTATCCGGTGAGCGCACCCCTGGGGGGCTTCTCCATCACGGTAGTGGATGCCAACAGCTTCACCATCAACACGGGGGTCACTGCCGCCGCCACATCTGCTTCCTCGGGCGGCGTGGCCACGGGCTTCTTCATTTATCCTTCCGGGTTCGGCAGCAATACCGCCAGCTTCGGGTGGGGCGCGGGCGTGTGGAGCGGCGGCCAGGGCTGGGGTACTCCCGCCTCTTCAGCCTTCGTGGCCCCGCTGCGCTACTGGAGCATGGACAATTGGGGTGAGGACCTGGTGGCATCCCCCCGCAACGACGGCATCTACTATTGGGATTCCTCGCAGGGTACCGCCAAGCGAGCCTACCAGGTTACCGCCACCCCCTCCCAAAATACGCAGATCCTGGTGAGCCCCGAAGATAGGCACCTCATCTCCTTCGGGTGCCCCGACGCCCTGACCTCGGTAGTGAACCCCCTCTACCTCCGGTGGTGTTCGCAGGAGGACATCAACGATTGGACGGCCTCGGCAACCAACACGGCGGGCGACAAGGTCCTCTCGGGGGCCTCCAAGATCGTGGCAGCAAGGCGCACCCGGGGCCAAATCCTCATCTGGACCGACGAGAACCTCTACAGCATGCAGCAGGTTGGTCCTCCGTATACCTTCGGGTTCCAACTCATCGGCACCAACTGCGGGGTGCTGGGCCAGAATGCCATGACGGAGGTGGGGGGCCGCACCTACTGGATGGCCGACGAGCGCTTCATGATGTATGATGGTGCGGCGGCGCGACCCCTGAAGTGCGACGTGCTTCGCTACGTCTTCGAGGCCCTGGATCGCACCCAGCTAGACAAGATCGTGTGCGGCTCCAACACCTCCTACAACGAGGTCATCTGGTTCTACCCCACCACTTCGGGCGAAGTGGACTCCTACGTCATCTATGACTACATGCAGGATCTGTGGTCAATCGGCACCATGGTGCGCACGGCGTGGATCGACCAGGGCATCGCCACCTACCCCATTGCCGCCGAGTATGCCGGCAGTGCCACCAAGCTCTACTATCATGAGTATGGCAACGACGCCGACGGAGCGGCCCTCCCATCCTACATCGAGAGCAATCTCTTCGATCTGGACGCGGGCCAAGAGTTGATGTACATGGATAGGATCATCCCCGACTTCTCCGATAAGAATGGGGATGAGATGCCGGGCAACGTCGAAATTACGCTGCACACCCTCAAGTACCCCAACACTCCGACGGCGCAGGAAGTCACGAAGGGGCCCTTCACCGTATCGGCGCAGACGCAGAAGATCGACCTGCGTATACGGGGGCGCCACGCATATTATCGCATCGACGGGGGTGGTGTCAACACCTCGTGGCGCTTGGGTGCCATGCGTTTTCGGGTGGCCCCCGACGGTGAGCGATGAAGCCCCTCCTGCCCCTTCCCCCTCTCTCACTTCCCCCCGATGCCCAGAGTGCGTGGGGTGAGTTGGTGCGCGTCCTCAACCTCTACCACGGCCAGGTGGTTACGGGCCCCGGCGTGACAGGCTACGCGGTTTCCGGTACAGTACCCACCAGCGCCACCATCGACCTCGGCAACATCACCGTCACGGCGGTGGCCCAGACGGTGGTGAAGCTCCTCAACGACCTGCAATCCAAGGGCTTGGTGAAGGTAGACAAGACATGAATCCGTTTCAAGGCTATGCTCTCTTCGGAGAGCGCCCTCCCTTCCAGTACACCTACGAGCCCAGGCAGAGTCCTGAACTTCCCCGCTACTCCGGTTCAAGTGGAAGTTACAAGGGAATCTACGGAACCCTGTCTCCCCAAGATCTTTCCCCCGGCATTGCCTCCGTCGTGCGCGGCTTGGAGTCTCCCTTGTCGTCTCCAAGCAACGATGCTGAACCGGGCAATATGGTTGACTCCAAGGGGGCAGGCTTTGACTTTGGAACCGACTACAACACTCCGGGTGCCTTTGGACGGGCTGCCGGAGCGTTGTCGGGAGTTCCCTTTGGCGGTGCGGTAACAGGTGCCTTGGGTGGAATCGCGGGGGCACAGCGAGCCAACACAGACCTTACGGCGCTGGGGGTTGGTCCCGCAGTCGACGTTCCCGGAGCGGCGTTTGCTTCGGCAATGCCGAGTTTCTTGGCGGATCTCTTGGGGATAACCACTCCCCAACGTGGCTTCAACGAAGCCGTCGTAAGTCGCATGTCTCCCGACGACTACATGTCGCGCACAGCTTCCCTCACGGGGCAGGGCACCATCCCCGGCTATGACCTGAATGTGCAGCCGGGTCAAGGCGGCCCGGGAACCCCGGGGTCAGATCCCACTCCAGATACGAGCAATCCAGACCTTGCACCGGGAGACCGTTTGGCGCGCGGGGGCTACGTCCCCGGCCACAGCGGGGGAATGGATGACGACGTGCCTGCCATCATCGATGGGAAGGGGCCGGCGAGGTTGTCCTCCGGGGAGTTCGTCTTCGATGCCGCCACCGTAGCGGCCCTTGGGGATGGCAACAACACGGCGGGTGCCCGCAAGCTGGATATGTTGCGCAAGGAAATCCGCAAGAAGGCTTATGGGCACGAGAAGCAACCCCCCAAGAACTTCAGCCTCACGGCCTTGATGTCCAAGGTGTAATGTGGTATAGTGGGTAACCCGGGATAGGATAGCTGCCATGGCGTTCAAGGACTTGTTTCAGGGTTCGACCCTATCTACCCCAACGACGACCATCACGTCGGCGCAGCTTCCCGATTGGGCGGCCAATATCCAGCGCAAGCTCCTGGAAGGGGCAGTCGAGGCCGCGCCAGAATACGAATACTACGACCCCGCCCAGCGCGTCGCCCCTCTCAGCACCATGGAGCAGCAGGCTATTGGGGATATTCCGTATGCGGCTGGGGCATACATGCCGGGTCTTGCTGCGGGCTTCGGAAGTGCCGCATTGGGTTCGCGGGAGGTAGGCGACTTCGACTACTCCCAGTACATGAACCCCTACACGCAGTACGTCACCGACATCGCCAAGCGTGAGGCGGTGCGCGACTTCGAGAAGATGCGTCCGCAGATGGGCTACCAAGCCAGCAGGCAGGGCGCTTTCGGCGGGGCGCGCTACGGGGTGCAGGAGGCGGAGGCCGAGCGCAATCTGGGCCAGCGCCTCACGGACATTCAGCAGACGGGGCAGGAACGAGCCTTCACCGCCGGTACCGCCCTCGCACAGCAGGAGGCCCAGCGGCAGTTGGCGGCGGCTCCCATGTTTGCCTCCATGGGCGCACAGTCCCAGCAGTTGGGTCTGGGCGGCCTTGATGCCATCCTCAAGAGCCAGGCCTTGCCGCGCCAGTTGGAGCAGCAGCAGCGGGACCTTGCGTACCAGGAGTACCTGCGGGGGCAGGGCTTCGACCTCGGGCAGATCGAACGCCTCGGTGGCATCTTCCGGGGTGTAGCTCCACAGGGTACTACCACGCAGGTGGGCCAGACCATCACCCCGCAATCAAGCCCTCTTGCCACGGCTGCGGGCTTGGGTCTTGCGGGTGCTGGCATCTACAACCTCTTCGGGTCCAACACTCCTGCGGGTTCTAGCTACAGCAATCCTCTTGGCAATGCCGTCAGCGGGGCATGGAACTTCGTCAAGGGACTCTTGCCATAACATGCCCACCAACGAACAGCTTGATTCCTATTTCGAGAAGTTGTTCGAGTCGGGGAAGTACTCCCCGGCGTTCTACGGGGTATACTTCAAGGAAACCGGGAACGAGAAGGACAAGGCCGGGGCTCGCCGGGGCCACAACGTGGGTCCCATGCAGCTTGACTTGCGGTATCCCAAGGCGTTTGGGGTCGATCCCCTAGATCCCTACCAGAACATCAAGGGCGGCCTCGACTACCTCGTCAAGCTCTACGACAAGTTCGGGGACGAGAAGAAGGCCATCGCTGCCTACAACTGGGGGGAAACCAACCTCAGGTCCCACATACGCAAGTACGGTGACGATTGGGAGTCCAAGCTTCCCAAGTCCGTGCAGCGCTACATCTTCGATGTGCATGTCCGCAACCCCGAGTTCGACAAGGCCGGGCTCTTGGGACAGCAGGAGATGGAGACTTGGGGAGACCTAATGCCCCGTAGCGCCGACCAGTACATCAAATCCCTTTCCACTCAAGACCTCCCCTGAGGTTGCCATGGCTGACATCCGCGATTTTTCCTTGGAAGACCTTGAGCGTTTTGTTGGGACTCCGCAGTTTAGTGATCTTAGCCGCACGGAACGGGCGCAGATCCAGACTCGAATTGCAGAGCTTACGAGCCAGCGTCGCCGGGCGGCGGGAACTATCCCTATCCCCGGACGCGGAGATCCGGGAGGTGTTGCCCCCGGTCGGGAATCCTATGCTCCTCAGGTTGCAGCGGAGGAGTACGGGCGTCGGCAGCAAGAGGCTCGCGCAGAAGATGCTCGCAGGATGTTAGCCTCTGGGCGCCCTATCGAATACACCCAGACCCCGGAAGACCTGACCTCTGCGGCTGTTAGGGCTACGTTTCCTCCGCGCACTAGCCCCGTTCCTGTGCAGACCACCATCCCCGAGCCCCCTGTGCAGCAAAGGGCTGAAGAGCAGAGGCCCCCGGCACCTCCGGGCATGATGGACATCATGCGGCAGTACCTGGGTACTCCGTCTCCCGGTGGGGGTGGTGCCCCGGGCGTTCGGATTGCCAAGGAGCCCTACGAGAATCCCGAGGAGTACAAGAAGCGCGCCATGGCGGAGCTTCCCGAGGAGCGCAAGGCGCAGCCCACCTACAAGGCTGACCAGGGCATGGCTCTCCTTGAGACAGGCCTCAAGATCCTCGCGGCGCAGCCCAAGCTTGGGCAGAATGCGCTGTCCCAGATTGCCGGCCCCATCGGGGAGGGCGTCAAGGAGTATCGCGGGGAGCGTGAGAAGCAGCGTCTCAGCGAGACCGAGGAGGCCAAGGCCGCGCGCGAAGACAAGATGCGCATGGCTGGCGTCAAGCGCGAGATCGAGACTGCCGCCTTCGAGCGGGACAAGGCGGGCAAGACCTACTCCCTTGAAGTGGACAAGCTGCGCGAGATGCAGCGACATAACGCCTCCACCGAATCGCTGCAGGCACAGTCCCAGAAAGTGGCCATGGCCGGGGTCCTTGTGCAGAGCGCTGCTGTCGATCTCCAGCGCTCGCAGCTTGATGCCAATCTTGCGCGCCAGCCCGCAGCCGTCATCCGAAGGCTGGAGGACTCCGGTCTCCTCAACGATCTCGCTGCGCTGCAGGCCAAGTCGCAGTCTGGCAGGCTTTCGCAGGAGGAGCGCACCCGGCTTGTGGGCCTTGAACTGCGTCTGGCCCTTGAGACGGGTACCTTCAGCGCCCATCTGCGCGCACAGAGTGGGGCCGACTCCACCGCCATGCGCGCTGTCACCGCCCTCATGCAGGAGGGCAGGGCGAAGATGGCATCGGGCGACGAGCAGGGAGCCAACGCGGCCTTCGCCCGCGCCAATGCCCTGCTCATGCAGATCACCGGGCAGGGCCCCGGTGAAGTTCCCGACGCTCCCTCTGGCCGTATTCCGCTACGCTGATGGACAAGCCTACCAAATACGAATGGGATGGCAAGCAGTACGTCCCATTCAAGGGAACTCCGGGTGCGGATGTCATCGAGTGGGATGGCTACACTTGGGTACCCTCAAGGACTCCCGAGGGTCCCAACTCGCTGTCCCGAGGCTTGGCCACTGGCTGGGAGCAGACCAAGGGTCTCATCTCCGAGGTCCTCCCGGCGATGGCCCAGAACTCGCTGGGCTACGACAACGCCGCGCGCGCCAACCTGCAGGCCTACAAGGAGCGCATGGACAGGCTCAAGGAGTCTGGCTACTTGGCCCAGATGTCCTAC